ATTGAGAAAATACATTCTGATGTTTTAAAAGAGAAACAAGAAAAGAAGAAAAAGATCGATCCTCCTAATATCGTTTGTGAAAATACCAAAGAACAACAAGAAGACTTTGATTGGATGGTAGAACATAACCTCAAGACTTATAATAAATATCCATCTGGACACAATCGAGATCTATTAGTTCAAATGTTAGATTCTAAATATTGTCACGATCTACATATCCAAAAAATTAAATCAGTGATAGGAGGATAAAATGAAACCAATTAGCACTCAACTTACAGAATATAATGATAGAGCAATTAAAACTGAAAAAGAAATATTTGAGGAAAATAGAAGAAAACTATCTAACGATTTGGATCTTAATATTGGTGATCTGGTTGTTTTTAGGAAAAGAGAATTTACACGGGTTCAAATTGTGGGTAAGATACAAAGTATTGACAAACAAACGGTTTATGTTCAAACCTTTGTATCCCTTAAAGGCGTCAATGAATTTTATCTCGATATATCGGAGGTCAAAAAATATGATTCAGCATCGTATAAGCATCGCAATAAAACAGCTTGAAACAATTGAAGAATCTTTAATATATTTTTCCAATCAAAAGAAAATAGAAGAGGAAAACCTTAAAAATTTAGTGTCAAAATATATGCAAAAATGTACTGCTGAAGAAGATAAGGATGGGATTAATAGTCTCATCCGATATTTATATTGGTATACAAATATTTCAATTCGACAAATAGCTAGCTATGTAGATCTGAATAAAAATACAATATCAAATCGAGCAGGAGATTTAATTTTTTCGATTTCCTGTGCTAGATGCCAAAGCATATTCGCATCAAAGAAAACATCTCGAACAGATACAGGAAAAAAATTATGCTCTAATTGTGAGTCCCAAGATATTCTGGATAGTCACAAAGCATTTCTTGAGGATTGGATGGATAATAAATGGGTCAAACATGACAACCCTAAAATGGATAAAGGGACCTATGCTGCATATTTACATTCTTCTCACTGGAAAAAGACAAGAGGATTAGCACTACAAAGAGCAGGATACAAATGTCAAGCTTGTTCGACAAAGAATGAAATACTCGACGTCCATCATAATAATTATGAGAGATTAGGATACGAAGAACCCTCAGATCTATTAGTACTATGTCGATCTTGTCATTCCAAAGTACACGAGAAATTAAAATGAATTGTATTGTATCAACAAAGAAGAAAGAAGAAGATGGCTCATATTCTGTGCTTGTGACCTGTTTGGATTGTGGCTATAGTATGAGAGCAGAAAAAAACTTCTCTTCTATTCTTTGCTTATCTTGTGGAATAAAATTGGTAGAATCTCCATATTTATCAGCTGCAAAAATGAAAGAGCAAATCGAAAAGATGAAAAAAGAAACAGAAGAGAAATTAAATGCTACAGCTAATACGATAATAGCAGGTTTCTCTCCTGCTAAACCATTTGTGTCGTACAAAAAACACAGACAACGATTGAATAGGATCGCTGCTCTTCCTAAAAAGATCAAAAATATGAAGAAAAACACTGATTTTTAGTAATAATATCTCCTTATGTATCATTTTATGTTACAAGTGTATCATTTCATGCTATAATATACATGTAAGACAAACTTACAAAAAAACCAATAAGGAGCCAAAATGATCGAATTAACAGAATCAAACGAACCAGTATTAACAGAGCAGCAAATGAAAGATTTTATTGAAACTTGGAATAAATGTTTTCCAGATTGCAATTTAAGAGAAATACAATTATTGCCATATCCATACAAAGGAATTGCTATAGATTTTCATTTAAACGGTTCGTGGTGTCCTTTTCAAACTATGCACTATCTTAAGCTAGCCTTAAGAGGGAAAAAATGTGATATTTCTATCGGTGAAATGTATAGCTTTAAGCATGAATTTGATAAATATTGTAGTGAAATAAGAATGACAATTACCTACTCTATTTATATTGACTCAATCTAACAACCAATAACCAACCAATAAGGAGCCAAAAATGACGTACATAGCAATCTACATACAAGATATTAAAGGCAATATATATTATTGCACAGGAGAAATGAAACTCGCGATTGAATTTCTTCAAACTGAAAAACTTACTCAAATAGATCAACATCTAGTTCCAGAAATATCTGAAGATGGAGATTTTACTGGAGAAAATATCATTGTAATAACTGTAGGAGAATAACAATGAAAAATATAGTAAAAGAATTTATGTGTGGAAAAACAGAAATAGGAAAATACGGATCAAGATTTTGTATTGTATTTTATTTGAATGATGAAGAGAAATGTTTTTTTGCTCAAACAAAATTAGAACTAAAACAACTTTTTCGAGAACTAAAAAAGCAAACAAAGAACATAGAAATAAATCCTCCTGAATACTGGATCAAAGAACTAGAAGAATATAGAGACTGTGGTTCACATAACACTAACCCTATGATTCATTTTTCAGAATGGTTTGAGAACTTTCAATATCAATTAAACAAATAACCAAAGGAGAATAACAATGAATAGAAGATTTTCACCTTTAGAAGTTTATATTTTCTTGTATATCATAACAAATTATGAGTTCCGATTTTTCGACTTTGGGTTTTATGCTAGACACCTCGGAAAAACTGATGGGACGATTGAGTATGACAATGAAACAAAACAATTAACATTTACTAACAACCCATTCTAAGGAGAATACAATGATTATAAAAGACGAAACAGGAACATTACACCAAATAGAACTATACGATAAAAATAACATAGAATGGTTTGAAGATTTTTCATGTCAAGAAGGTGGTCAACCAACTCAAGATTTTTATTACAATGAAGATCAAAATATTTATACAGGAACATTAGATGCTGTAGAATTTTGGCTAAAAGAAATATCTTTGTATTTGTGTTTAGATCAAATTGATGATCCTGAATTTGAAGACCCCAGACCTGAAGAATCTTATAATTATAAAATTATCAAATAACCAACCAAAGGAAAAACAATGACGGACATAATAATTACAATTGCATCCATTGTGCAACAATCTCGGATTGAGATTTATCTTATACTATTCCTCCTTTTTACATTTTGCTTATTTGCATTATTAGGAGATGAATAATGACGAAAAATAAATTTGAAATAATTACCTCAATTGATGAATATGTAGATCAAATCATTACTGAAAATAAAATGAAACTATTTTCAAAATATGTTCGATCTAAAAAAGTAGAATTTGAAACCTCATTTATTAAATATGGACCTAGAGAAACATTAATAAAATCTAAGACCAAATCAAGATATGAGCAACATATATGGGATAGACATTACTCATGCAGAAATCAACAACAATTTAAATGCTCATGTCCTGACTTCCGATATAATTCAAACGATCAAACAGAACCTTGTAAACATCTTTTCGCACTTATTGAGAAGTATCAAAGCAAAAGAGAAACCTGTAAAGACCTCCAAGTCGAAGAAGTAGCTATGCATTTAGAAATACCAGTGCATCATTTTGATGTCATTGATGGAGAATATTATATCTCAGACTATCAACTACCAAACCTCAATCGAGCAACAAGTATTTTATTACTCGCAAGAACAAATATCTTATTTGAGATGGATAAAATAAAAAGCAAATGGAATGATGATGAACAAGCTGATGCTCATATATTTGTCAATCAAGAATTCGATATGAGACTATTTATTATATTTAGATAACAACCAACATAAGGAGAATAACAATGAAACTCATAAAACTAACAAAGCCTATCTTCAAACTTGGAGAATGTATTGATAAAATTACAATATATATCAACATTGATCATATATCTGCGATTGAAGAAAAAGAAGAATCGACAACTATAAAAACAGTAATATTGCTTAATAACGAACATGCTATAGAAGTTTGTGAAGATATAGAAGAGGTCATTAGAAGAATACATCTTCAAACAATCAAATGGAAAGATGGACAGTTTTTTATCAATGGTGAACCTCAAGAATTGACTTATACATACGAGCAAGGACTAAAAACAATAAACAACCAAATATGGCCTATAGGAGAAAACAATGAAGCTTAATTTATACATAATAAAAATAATTCGAAAAATACAAAAAACTATAGGAAAAAAAGAGACCTTGGTAAAAATAAAAATTACAAGAGGAACTCTTCATCGATGGCAAGTCAATGAATATCCTGTACCAATTTCAAATGTAGATCGAATTTGTTCTTTTGCTGCTGCTCTAAAAGATGAAGATGGAAAAAAAGTATTTGAAGAAGATTTCAAAGCATTATTCATGCAAGCATTATATTTTATCATGCAAGATCATGAAAAACCTACAGAAGAAAATTAACAATTAATTGTCAACTTCATTATAAAAGGCTAGATTATTCTAGTCTTTTTTTTTGGGGTTATTATGGCGGGAAAGAAAAAACCAGAGAGTATTGGAGAATATGTAAATATCGATTCATTAGTTGAATGGGAAAATAACCCAAGGATTAACAGTGCAGCCATTTCAAAAGTAGCTAGATCCATCGAAAGATTTGGATTTGCATCTCCTGTGATTGCAAGAGAAGAGGATAAAATGGTTATTGCAGGCCACACACGGATAGCCGCTGCTCGATCTTTGGGTCTAACTACAATTCCTGTTAGGTTTATGAAATTATCGAGAACAGAAGCAGAACTTCTTGCTATTGCTGATAATAAACTTGGAGAGATTGCTGATTGGGATAATGAAATTTTAAGCGATCTTCTATCTGATATTAACGATCAAGATCTTGATGATATTGGTTTCTCTTCTGAAGAATTAGACTCAATGTTGTCTGAAATTAATTATGATATTAATTATGAATCAAAAGAAGATAAAGAATTGGATGTAGATTCATTTGATAATTTTGACCATACATGTCCTCGATGCGGGTTTGAATGGGATGAATAAATGTAAAAAAATAATAGGTCCGTGGACTTTAAAAGATGCGTATTTCCCAAAAGATCAAGGAAAAGTATTCTCATGTTTCTCCTGTGCAGGTGGTTCTACTATGGGATACAAACTAGCGGGATTTGATGTAATAGGTTGTAACGAAATAGATCCAAAAATATTTGAGATGTATAAAATGAACCACAACCCCAAATATAGCTATGTTATGTCAATCAGAGATATGATTAATAAAGATACATATCCCGATGAATTATACAACCTTGATATTTTAGATGGTTCTCCGCCTTGTACCTCTTTTTCAACTGCAGGAGTAAGAGAAAGAGATTGGGGAAAAGCTAAAAAGTTTGCAGAGGGTCAAGCATTGCAAAGATTAGATGATCTCTTCTTTGAATTTATTGCTCTCGCTGAAAAGTTACAACCCAAAATTATTATTGCTGAAAATGTTTCAGGAATGATCAAGGGAAAAGCAAAAGGATATATTAAAGAAATCATCAAAGCATATTCAGATATTGGATATGATACCCAGTTATTTCTTCTTAATGCTGATAATATGGGGGTTCCACAATCAAGACAAAGAGTGTTTTTTATATCCAGAAAAAGATCTTTAAAGTTATCAAAACTAAAATTGAAATTTAATGAAAACCCAATAACATTTAGACAAGCTTCTAAAATGATTGAAAAATATAAAGACCCAAAAGAAAATGTAAAATTAAGCTCCTGCTTTGAAAAAATGTATTCAAAAGTTCCACAAGGAAAAACTTTTAGTAAATATCATCCTAAAGGGAATTTTTTTAATACTGTAAAATTATCGTATAAAAAACCAATACCGACTTATTGTGCAGGATCAACTTTTTGTCATCCAGAAATTAAACGACATATATCATATAACGAACTATTGATTTGTTCTTCTTTTCCTATGGATTTTAAATATGAAAATATCAAAAAAGCAAGATGGGCTATGGGGATGAGTGTTCCACCATTTATGATCCAAAGAATAGCATTACAAGTAATTAAACAATGGAATTTAAAGGATTGACATGGCAGGAAAAAAGAAAATAGAAAGCATTGGAGAATATGTAGATATTGATAGTTTGATCGAATGGGAGAACAACCCAAGGATAAATGATCATGCCATTTTAAAAGTAGCTAGATCTATTGAGCGATTTGGATTTGCATCTCCTATCATAGCAAGAGAAGAGGATAAAATGGTTATTGCGGGTCATACTCGCTTAGCAGCAGCACGGAGTATCGGTCTATCAACTGTTCCTGTTAGGTTTATGAAACTTAATAGAACAGAGGCAGAACTATTAGCATTGGCAGACAATAAGCTTGGAGAGATTGCTGATTGGAATAACGATATTCTTAAAGATTTATTATCTGAAATTCCAGAGCATGATCTTGAAGATATTGGATGGAATGATCAAGAACTTGATGAATTGCTTTCTGATATTTCTGTAGAGATTGAAACGCAACAAGATACCAATATAGATTATAAAGATGCTGATAATTTTGATTGGGAAAATGTAAAAATAGCAGAAGATGGAGGGATCTATCAAATAGGATCTCAATATGTTATATGTGGTGATTGTGTTGAAATATTAAGGTCTTTTCCTGATAACTCAATAGATAGCATTGTATGTGATCCTCCCTATGGGATAGGTTTCATGGGAAAGGAATGGGATCATTCTGTACCAACTGAAGAATGGGCTAGAGAATGTTTCAGAGTATTAAAACATGGCGGTCATATTGTTGCTTTCGGTGCTACAAGAGCAATACATAGAATGGTTTGCGCTTTGGAAGATGAGGGATTTCAAATTCGAGATATGATCAATTGGTTGTACTTTTCGGGCTTCCCAAAAAGCATGGATATATCAAAGCAGATTGATAAAATGAAAGGAGTTGAGAGAGAAGTTGTTGGATATAAAACAGCAGGAATAGGAACTGGTAATAGTTATGGTAAAATTGTAGGAAATAGAGAGAAAATAGAAACAGATCAAGTTGATATAACAAAACCAGCTACAGAAGAAGCACAATATTGGGAAGGTTGGGGAACAGCCTTGAAACCTGCTCAGGAGCCTGCTATCCTTTGCAGAAAGCCCATAGAGAAGGGGTTGAATGTATCAGAGAATGTTTTGAAGTGGGGTACAGGTGCGATTAATATAGATGCTTGTAGATTTGGATATGGTGATCCTTGTTGGGTAGGAAATCAAGAGGAAGTAAAACAAAATAAGCCTTGGATAAGCAATTTAGAAGATTATGATAATTCAGATGGTAGATTTCAAAAAAACACAAGTAAAATTATACAGAACAATCCATCTCCTTTAGGTCGTTGGCCTGCAAATATATATCAATGTGCAAAACCTTCAAGATCAGAACGTGAAACAGGACTAGATGATCTCCCTCAAAAAGTAAGTGATGGATATATGGGAGCAGGAGAAACTAGATTAGATGGCAATCCCAATCCAAAGAGAGCAAATTTTCATCCTACAGTAAAACCTACCAAACTCATGGCATGGTTATGTCGTCTTCTCACACCAAAAGGAGGGATCGTATTAGATACCTTTCTAGGCTCTGGTACTACTGGAGTTTCTGCATCGATGGAGGGCTTTAAGTTTATTGGTACTGAAATGAACCCTGAATATTGTGATATTGCTATGCAAAGAATTAAACATGCTACAGGTGATGATATACTGAAAGTAGATGCTGTTATCTTTGAGGTAAATAATAATGACTAAAATAGGAAGACCATTTAAAATTAGTGAGATGTATATTCTTCTTTTAGAAAAAGCATTCGGGGTTGGCATGACAAAGACTTTAGCATGTCAACATGCAGGTATATCAACATCCACATTTTATACTTGGATGAGCAGAGGAAGAGATGAAGATAATACAATCTATTCTGAATTATATTTAAGAGTCAAAAAAGCGGAATCAAATCATGCTCTTGCAAACTTAGCTATTATTCAAAATGCAGCCAAATCTGGTACATGGCAAGCATCTGCATGGCTGATCGAAAGGCGACATAAAGAATATCAAAGACAACAAGAACCCCTTATTGAAATGAAAATAGATAACAGACAGATTTCTGTAACACAGTTATTACAACAAATTGAAGAGAGCGATCAACAACTAAAAGAAATAATACAACGACCTATAATTGATTTGGATGAAGAATGAATAGTAAAATTAAAAATGTACATTTTGCAAAGTGGGCTTGTAAAAAAATAGGAAAAAAGAAACCATTTATGAAACAATTTACGCGATGGAAATCAAGAGATCTGTTACGATGGACATTAGGAGAGAATTTTCCAAAGTCACCTGCATTTGCTCAATTATTATATGATATTCATCTTTACACAGGTCAAGAATATACTTCACTTTTAGCGGAAGCACATCAATCTCTAATAAAAGATTTTAAGGAACACGAATTTGAGCAGACACGAATTAGAGAAGATTTTAGGACAAAGACAAAGTCTGATCC